AGGTATGTTTAAGCATATAAAGATGGGCTTATCCATCAAATTATAAGCGCACACATATAAAAGTAGGCGCAAACCTTTAACACCAAAGAGAGATGAAATTCAGAGTCCATTACACGTACTTCAACCAACACACCCCGAAGGTGAACAATTGGGAGCAGCGCGAGAAAGACTTTGACACAATGGATGAAGCGCTTCTATTTGTGAAGAGGATTACTTGGACGATATCAACTACTAAGGTCAGAATAGAACCAATACAGGATGGAGTATAATAACGACTTCAAATATGACCTTATACTGGGTCAGATGGGAGAGAGGTTTATAGGTAAGCTTTTAACCGACCAAACCCTTGAGGTTAAATTTGACTTTGAGTGCTATCGCACAGGCAACTTCTACATTGAGTATAGCTCAAGAGGAAAACCATCTGGAATTGCAACAACAACAGCTAAGTACTGGTCGCTTATTGCCGCATCAGAACACGGACGAAGACTAAAAGACGGATTAGATTCACCAACGTCAGAAGACATTTTGTTTTCCATACTTATTGAAACAGAGAGACTTAAAGACCTTTGCCGAAACAAGTATGAAAGGATGGACGTCAGGGGTGGTGACAGCGATACGTCAATTGGAGTATTAATAAAAGCAAAAAACTTATTATGATTGAAATAGAAACATACCGGATGATAGGAAGCATTCATATTCTTCCTCATATTTCCATTTGTTACGATAGCAAGATATGTGAATCCGCTATCTCAGTTGGGTGGCTTCTGTGGGGAGTCTCAATTGTTCGAAAGAACGATATGCACCTTTAGTATGTATAAACGTGTGTATGGATATTGTTGTAGTACTCGCAGTTTGACTCATTACAAGAAGTATAAGAACTATATGAGGAGCTGTAGGCAGTTGAACAAGATGAAAAAACAATTGCCACAAGGATTAGAATAAGTACCTTTCTCATTTCTTTTAATGTTAATTTAATGTAAACATACAAAATTGAATCCATACATAAAGTCAGAACAGCTCATAAGGGCATATGGGATTGCTGATGCAATAAAGACGGCTCAGCAAATGGTATATATGTCAGAGGGTAGCAATAAATACCAGTTTTGGATTGATGTTTTAATGAAGTTAAAAAATGGCAAATAGACCTGATTACTACGTAGGCAAGTACAAATCCATAGAAGCTTTGGATGTTGTCTTGGATTTCCAAGAAAATAATTATAATCTTGGCACCGCTTTAACATACCTGATGAGGGCGGGAAAGAAGCCCAACAACCCCATCACTCAAGATATTGAAAAGGCTATCGTTCACCTACAGAGGGAGCTTGAACACCAATTGAATTTAAATACCAACCAAGATGAACTTACCCCAAGTCAAAGTAACCGCGTTCGAAAATCTATTCGAGAAAACCCCAGTAGTATGGGACATTGGACACGCACTACAACGAATACAAAAGGGGAAGAGTAGGGTTAACGTAGAGGCTATTCGCCTTACTGGAGACAAGGAAATCAAGAAGCGGTTACCTGTCGTTTTATTTTCGGGTGTATTTACTGAGCGAAGAGACGATGCTATTCACGACCACAGCAGCTTTATTGTCGTAGATATTGACCATTGCGATGTTGACGCCACCAAGTCAGCACTATGTATGGACGAGCATATCTTCGCCTGCTGGAGAAGTCCATCTGGCGACGGCGTAAAGGCTCTGGTTAGGGTTTCATTTGCAGAACGCCACAGAGACCACTTTAGAGCGCTTATGCGCTACTTTGAGCGTCAATATGGACTGGAGATAGACCCATCAGGAATAAACGAATCTAGGGCTTGTTTTGAGTCTTACGACCCTGACATCTGTATCAAAGAAAACTTCAAGACTTTCAGCGCAATGCTGAGCGACAAGTCTGATAATCAAGCGGTAAAGAAAGAACAGATAACCGACTATATGAAGTTGAACTTAGCGGCGCGTATGATACGCAATGCTGAGGACGGACAGAAGCACAAGATGCTTTATTCAGCATCAAGACTTTGTGGTGGCTATGTGGCGGCAGGAAGGATTGAGGAGGAAGAAGCTATACGGGTTTTATACAGGGAGGTTCTAAAGAAAGAGCCCGAAGACGCAGAGCTTGCTAAGCGCACAATCATTGAAGGTATTGAGTCCGGCAAGAAATTACCTATTCGTGAGGTTGTTGAAGAGGAGAATAAAATCCAGCGGGAGATGCTCATTAACGATGGGGATATGTCATTCATATCCGCAGGAGATGACGACTTCAAATGGATTGATGATTTCGCAATGGGTAAGGTCGAGCTTGGACTTGATACCGGCAATGAGCAGCTTGATAAGTTTTTCCGATATAAAAAAGAGTTCGTCATCATTAATGGACATAGCAACGTCGGAAAGACAACCTTCGCTCTCTATATGATGGTCAATGCATCTATCCGTCACGGATGGAAGTGGCTAGTTTATTCTTCTGAAAACAAAACCGCGTCCATTAAGATGAAGCTAATGCAGTTTGTTGCAGACAGGAAGATAAATAATATGACCTACCACGAGCGCAAGTTTGTTTACCGGTGGGTCAATGACCACTTCACCATCATTGACAATAGCACCGTCTATTCTTTCTATGACCTTATCATCTTTGGAGAAAAGGTATTAAGAGAGCGTGGATTTGATGGATTCTTGGTAGACCCCTATAACTCATTAAGGATTGATATGTCGGATAGGTCGAACATCAGTACCCACGAATATCACTATGAAGCGGCATCTGAATTCCTGACCTTTAGCAATCGCAACAATGTGGCGCTCTGGCTTAATACACACTCTGTAACAGAGTCTCAGCGAGTCAAGGGCGAAGACGGGCTGTCGGTAGCGCCTTGGGCCGAATCAACAGAAGGCGGTTCCAAGTTCGTCAACAGGGCTGATTGCTTTGTTACGTTCCATAGGAAAATCCAATCGCCAGACCCCATCATAAGAAAGACGATGGAGTTCCACGTTAGGAAGCAACGAGAAACAGAAACGGGGGGTCAACCTACACCCTATGATGAACCAATTCGTTTTGAAATTACTCCTGACCATACGGGATTTTATGGGCAGATTGGAGGGCAGCTATACAAGGGTGTTTTTGACCAATCAAAAAATAATGAGGTATACCTTGATTTTAAGGAGTTTACGGTATAACTTAGATGAGTGCTTAGAGACCTAATCATAGAACTCAAACTACCCAAGCCTCCGACGTTGAACACTTTCTATGCCGGTAGGCACTTCAGTGTCCGCACCAAACACAAGAAGGATTATTGGAAACACATAAAGGACTCTATCGAAACCTACGACAGGTGGCAGATGGAGTCCTTTTCAATTGATGTCATTTATAATTGTAGATATGATGTAGATAACGCTATCTGTTGTGCCAAGTTTCTGTCAGACTACCTGAAAGAAAATGGTTACGTGCCAGATGATACTCCTAAGTACTTCACAGAGCAGAGTACAAAGTTCGACCCAGACTTGGAGAAGAATCAGTTCCTTGCAAGAATCAAATGCAAAAACGTAACCATACTAGAAGATGGACCAGAAGAAACTATCTGAGATTTACTCAGTTGCTACCCAGCGAATGCACGATGTTATAGACGAATTCTACGAAGACCTACATAAAAATGACGGAAGCCCAAAGGGCATAGAGGCGGAAGTGCTTCTTCAGACAGCGAAGGTTGTTAAAGTCTTACGCAGCGAAATTGATTTAATTAAATCGGCAGTATCAGAATACTATGAACTTAATTCACGTTGACGAACTCAATGGTATAAACTATCACCGCTTGATTGCTCCATTCCAACGGATGATGGAGACAACCGATAAGCAGTTCTATTGGTTTACTAAACTTGAGGAAATCAAAACCTTCGACCTGTCTATAGTGGACAACATTATCATATCTAGAAAACTAGCTATCACTAACTACGAAGCTTTCCGTCAAATGATGGACGACTACAATGTTAAAGTTATTCTAGATAATGACGACTACTGGGAGCTGAATAAAGGCAATCCCGCCTATATGGTATATAAACACTATATGGCAGACCGCATCAAGAACACCATCAGGATAGCAGATGAGGTATGGACACCAAGTCTTTATCTCGCAAATCTGATGGCTCAGGTGCGTCCAAACCTTAAGTGCACAATAGTCCCAAATGGGATTGACACCTATGAAGCGCAATGGGCGGATACACAAAAGTCTGATTCAGATGTAGTTAGATTCGGCTATATCGGCGCCAATGGCCACAGCAAGGACATTGGGCTAATAGGCTATGACTTCTCAGACAAAGAGCTTTATTGTGTAGATTTGATGGACTATGCAAAACTCCTAGGAGCCAAGCATAAAATGCTTCCAAAACCTATATTCGAATATGGTACATTCTATAAAGAGTTTGATGTTTCCTTGGCACCGCTTCAATCGAATCGGTTCAATAGAGCAAAGTCAAACCTTAAGATTGTTGAAGCTGCTTTTACAAAGACCGCTGTAATAGCGTCCAACACTACACCATATAAAGAATGTATAATTCACGGAGAGACGGGTTTGCTATGCTCCACAAAAAAAGAGTGGAGAGAAGCGATTGAGTCAATGACTATCGAAAGGGCTAAACATCTAGCCAACAATCTGTACGAGTCAATGAAAGACCAGTACAACATCGACAGCATTAACAAGATAAGACTCCAATCACTCTATGAATCTAGCAATCGAAACTCCTAAAAAAATGGAATGGCATTACTATACTAATAAGGCTACTAAGCGAAAGATTGACAACCTCCTATTTGAGGCTGCCAAACTCTTTGCTAATTGCGGGAAACGCAAAGAGGATAGAGAAGAGGCGCTGAACAAAGAGAAGGAGATTTTAAACCAGATAGCAAGGCTCGACAGACATTTTGCTGAGCAATGCGGATGGAAACAAGAACAGCTCCCGTAGCTTAATGGATAAAGCAACTGCCTTCTAAGCAGTCGAGTGTTGGTTCGACTCCAACCGGGAGTGCTACCCCCTCCTAATGCAATGTAAAAGATGTCACACCACAATGACCAATGAGGAAGCGAAAAGCGCATCCTCTAGAAGCGGTTACCCCAATGGTTATTGCAAGGCTTGTTGTAGTGAATGGAAAAGGGAGCAAAATTTTAAAGTCAGATATAAAATTTCAATAGAAGAATACGAGCATATGCTTGTATTTCAGGACAAAAAGTGCCAAATTTGTGAAGAGCCTCTTGAGCCAAAGAAAACTGTAGTGGACCACTGCCACGCCACGGGCAATGTTCGTGGATTGCTTTGCTACAATTGCAACAACGCTATAGGATTCTTAAAGGAGAACATAAGGGCCGCACTTAAATTAATTGATTATATATATAAAAATGAGGTCAAACCAAACCAAGATAAGCTACGTGGACCTGATGATTGCAGCGAATGCATTCTTTGATAAGGGAAACAATCCAAGTCGATTACGCAAAAACGTATATGCAAGAACCGCATTTTCAAATGCCTTCTACAGCTTGTCAAAACTGGCCGACATTGGTCGAGTTTTAAATAGACACCACGCAACGATTATATATTACCTTAAATCACACAACTCACTAATCGCCTATCAAGATTACAAGAGCGTCTATGAGGAGGCTTTAAAGATTAGAGAGGAGATAGCGGGCAATCTGGAGGGCAATAATGTTGACCCCGTCAATATGCTTAAGACCATTAACAAGCTTCGGGTAATGATAGAAAGTATGCGTCGTGAGATTTCAGACTCGAAAAACAAAATAGAGCAGCTCTTGAAGTACAAGGAGAAATATGAAGCACTAAAGAAAGTGGTACAAGAAGGATAGCAGCAAGTTGGTTACGCCATACATTAGGTTGTTCCGGTGGGGTATGGCGGCTATTTCTTCTTTACATAACAGCCTGCGTGCTGACACTTGCCATCACACTCCTTAGGCAGGATAACGCACCAATTTTTAGGCGGTTCGGTATTAACCTTGGCCACGACTCAACTTCTTATAATTCTTAGAAGTTTTGAGTTTAGAGAATTTTGTTTTAGCGTGGATGCCGGGACGGCTAACCTTGCTACGCTTTTTAAATGCTGTTGCGTTTTGAATTTTTGCCATTATATCTTAACGGATTTACGAATGACTAAGATAGCAATTGCAATCAATAGTAATGAGATGAGTCCCCAAAAGGTATATCGCTGAACTCGCTGTAGTCTAGACTCTCCAGATACAAGCTGAGGTACGGAAACAGTAACAGTCCGTATGATAGTATCAGAATCACAACCGCCATCTATTATAAGAGTGTCGTAGTTGCGCATAATCTTGACTCGGAATCTGTCCTTTACTATCTCTATAGTATCTACTTGAGAGATGGTGACCGTATCCTTGACAACAATCGGGTCGGTAACAACCGTGTCCGTGACAATCATTGTCGTCTGCTTCAGGAGTTCTGGATTCTTCCTTACGGCTTTTGAAAGATGCCATTCGGCTGAGCACCCAGAAAGTATAAGGATGGCAAAAGGCAGGATGTATCGGCATTTCATTTAAAGGGTATATAAGCTGTCTTTCCTTTTCTCTTAACCGCCTTTAGGATTTGGCTGCGGTTATGACCATAATGATAAGAGACGTGAACCCAATCGGGGCA